AACCTACACAACTTATATTTTTATAGACTTTTGCACCTCTTTTTGCAGCTTCTAGAGCTACATGATATTCACATAAATCGCCTAGAGTATTTTTTTCTAATTGATATATCTGAAAATCACTTTTATTCTTAGTTTTCATAAATTAATGTACATCTGCCCATGTCTTGCCAGTTTTTGCTTCTGCTGCGATTGGGCATCTTAAGTTGTAATATTCCCCAGCCATTTTTGCTGCTGTTTCTAAAAGAATCATCAAATTACCTGATTCTTCAGCCGTTGTTTCGTACTGTAATTCGTCATGTACGAAAGCTAGTTGATGAGTGTGGACATTATGTATAGCATTGTTAGCTATAACCATCCATCTCTTAGCAACAATACCAGCACTACATTGGAGGAGATAGTTTAGGGCTTTGTGTGGGCTATCGACCAAGACTCTTCGTCCGTCAATTGCCAGTAAAAAACCATTAGTTGCTTTTGATGTAACTGCTTTCTGTAAATCAGCTAATCCATCAATGGCTGCAACAAAAGCCTCTCTAATTTCTTTACCTTTTTTAGCTGCCTTGGATTCCGTAAGTTGTGGATCATAACTCAAACCTAACTTGAGGTTTCCAGCACCATAAAGGTAGGCATAGGATACAGTCTTGACTTGTCTTCTTGATATGCCGATCTTATCAGCATTTACTTGGTGAATATCTCCGTTAAGTAGGATATCTGCATATCTACCGCCGTCATATCTTCCTAAGTAATGAGCAAGCATTCTTAGTTCAATTCCAGCTAAGTCAGCACCCACCATAACCAGTCCTGGACTGGCTTTAAAGAGTTTTCTGAACTCTAAATCCGATGGAACTTGCGCTAAATTTGGTTTACGATGAGCACATCTAAATGTGTTCGTACTAACCGAGCAGTGGTGATGTATCCGACCTTCAGTCGTAACAAGCCTGTTCCATGCGTTCACGCCTTCGGATATCATTCCAAGCTTCTTTTTTATCGTCAAACATTTCGCACATAGACGCGAGAAGGGAATATCTATCTCCGTCAATGTAATCTCGTCTATAATTGG